TACCATATTCAGTAACACCATATTCTAATTATAGAAGAGATTATGTTACATATAAAGCATTAGAACCAACCAGCAACAATAAACCAAAAGAATCAAGCGGTAATGGTCAGAGTTTAAGAGAAACAAAAGATTCGGGTGGTCAAACTAATTCTGAAAATAAAAAAAGTTCTACGGAAGAATATAAAGTAAACGAAAAAATTAAATTCTTAAAACCAAAGCAAGGCGATACTATCATAAGTGGTAGAGTTGGCAATACGATTCGCTTTAGTGAATTTCATTTAACCGAAGATGGTAAAACATCATCACCTGGTATATTCATTCGTAATAAACAAAACCCAGAGTTAGATTCTAAAAAGATTGGTGAATTGATTGATGAGGATATTAATAAAGATGGTACATCTATTTACATCACATCTAATAAAATAAAAGTTCCATTTAAAGAAGAAATAAAAAAAGAAAAGAAAGGATTTAAAGATTATCCCAATTCTAAAGATTTAAGTGGAGACCAGTTATTTGTAAATTCAGATAGAATTATATTATCAGCTAAAGCAAAAGAATTTATTATATTTGGTAAAGGTAATACGGGTGTTATTACCGATGGTAATTATTCTATTGATGCTGAAAAAGAAATATACTTTCATAATAAGAAAAATATAACAATTCATTCAGAAGGTTCTAACAATATCTTTTTAAATTCAGATAATGGTAAAATATATTTGGGTAAAGATAAAGGTGAAGGAGCAGCTGGTGCAGCTGTTCAGAAGATGGTTATGGGTGGCGAATTAGTAAAAATAATGGGTGAGTTAATAGATGAAATAACGAAGCAAATATATGCAACACCAGTTGGACCAACAGCAACTGGCCCAGTAAATATAGCAGCATTCAAAGCGATAAAAGGAAAATTAAATACTTTATTATCTGCCAAGAACTTTTTAAGTAAATCATAATGTCTTGGACACTATTTAAAATAAATGTTTTAAAATCTATGGTATCTTTTCAATTCGCAAAAGATACAGATGCATTTGCTGATTTTTATGCTAAAGAATATGACCAATGTATAAAAAGAGGTGGTGATATGTTATATGGTGTTCCTGTTATAAATGGTAACGTTAGCGGAATGGCTGATGTTATTAAAAGAGCATTAAAAAAAGGACAAGATAGTGATGGTGAAAATTTTAATATACTACAAGAAATATACCCATCCGCATTCGATGCATATTGGCAAGGCGCTGAAATGGCACCAATACCAAACCCATTACTAAAGCCTGCCGGATGGCAATCAACTCCACCAGCACCAGGAACAATTATGAATATTGGTCCAAACCCAATAATGTTAGCAGCCTCAGCTGCGCTACATAAAGCTGAAGTAGAAGCTACAAAAGCATTAGAAGATAAATTAAAAGAACAAACTATTAATATACCACCAATTGGTGAAGTAAATGTATATGAAGTAATTCAAAAAATATTAAAAAAAGAACCAGTTGATTCTAAAATATCCAATCATCCTGCGATAAAAGCAGGAAAAAATATAATACAAAAAGCAAAACAGGCTAAAAAGAAAAAACCATCAATAGGTTCTCAATTAAAAAAAGCAATTAAATTTCCATTTCCACCATTACCAAAAAGAAAAGAAATTATAGAAAAAGCTAAGAATAAATTATTAGAAGCTGCAGTTGAACAATTAAAAGCTCAATTAATTATACCAATAGAAGCAACTATATTAGCACCAATAATATCAGCCATACAAACCGCAGTTGAAATATCTAACAATATTCCAAACCCAAAACCAACTCCACAACAAATTAAAAAATTTGTAAAGGATACAATAGATGGTGTAGTTCCCGAAATACAACTGCCGGGCATCAATATACCAAAAGTACCAACAAAGGAAGAGTTAAAGAAAATGGTAGAAGAAAAAATACCAACCAAAGAGGAATTATTGGCAATGGCTTATGATTTGATTAAAGATAAAATACCACAAATTCCTAATATATTTTTTATACCACCAACCATTAAATTTAGTTTTCAAACAAATATAATGATTAACCCATTTGTTAATGTGGCTAAAACCCATTTAATGGGAGTTAGTGGAATTATGTCCGTTATGGCACAATATCCACCACCCGCTCCACCCGCTCCGGCAATACTCAATTGGAGTGGTTATAAAATCATAGGTTAATACAATCGTATTAAATTTATTCTTTCAATATTTATTATTAAACATATACAAATTATTATGGATTCAAAATTATTAGTCGGATTAATTAAGGAGGTTGTTAAGAGTGAAGTTAAACAACAAGTTAAAGAAGAATTAGCAAAGCTAATCAAATCCGGTGCAGTTACATTAAATTCACAAAAGAAAACATCTACTCCAACATTGAGAGAGATGACAGAAGTTGCTCCTAAAAATATTAAAAAACAGCAACCAATTGTACAACAAAAACCTCAACAAGTAAAAGAATTTACAAAAAACCCAATACTAAATGAGGTATTGAGTCAAACAACACCATTCACTGCCGCACAAAGAGCAGAAAGTGGTGTGCCTGGAGCAGGTGGTAGTGTGTTAGATATGCTACAACCACAACAAAGTATGGAAGATGAGTGGGAAACTATGGATTACAGAATGATACATGATATTCCACAAAACACACCAAACTTTGAATCAACAGGAGATGCATTGCAAGATGCAACTGTTAAAGCATTGACAAGAGATTATTCAGAATTAGTAAAGAGATTTAAATAATGGCAATAGAGCTTGGTAAAGTAAAAGTAGATGATTTAGTTGAAAATGACTATAAAGTTTTAGGTATTGGTATAAACCAATCATCTAATTCTAATGGGGTTTTTTCAACTAATTTCACAACATTACAACAAGCTAAAAATAATTTAAAAAGTCTGATTCTTACAAAAAAAGGAGAAAGATTAATGCAACCTGATTTTGGTTGTGATGTTTGGAAAGTATTATTTGAACCAATTGATAATATAGAAGTATCAATAGAAAATTCTATAATAAATGCGGTTTCAATATGGTTGCCTTATTTAAATATAAACGAAATAATATTCGATTATGATGAAAATGATATAGATACAAACAAAGTATCTTTGGATATAAAGTTTTCATTACAATCAAACCCATCACTATCAGACTCAGTACAAATAAATGTAGAAAAGTAAAATGGCAATAAATCCTATTAAAAAAACCTTTGGAGAAAAAAAGACTTTGAATTATTTAGGAAAGGATTTCGATTCTTTCAAGCAGAATCTTATTGATTATACAAAAACATATTTTCCAAATTCATATTCAGATTTTAATGAGGCATCTCCAGGTATGGTATTTATCGAACAAGCCGCAGCAATTGGAGATATACTATCCTTTTATCAGGACACTCAATTAAAAGAATCTATGTTAGCACATGCTACAGAACGTAAGAACGTTTTAGCATTAGCACAATCTATGGGGTATAAACCAAAAGTTACATCACCGGCAATCACTACAATAACTGTATATCAATTAGTTCCATCTAAAGGAGCACCTAATTATGAACCAAATGAAGCATACTATTTAAAGATAAAAGATGGTATGGAAATAGAATCGGCTACAAATAATTCGGTTGTATTTAGAACGGTAGATACGGTAGATTTTTCAAATTCAACTGATAGAGAAATTGATGTTTATGAAAGAGATGGTAATGGTGTACCACTACAATACTTAATTACAAAAAAAGTAAAAGCAATTTCTGCTAGAGAAGTATCGACTACAATTAGTTTTGGCTCATATGAAGAATATCCAAATGCCGTATTAACCGATACGGATATCATTTCAATAACAAATGTTACCGATGGTTCTGGAACAAAATACTATGAAGTTCCTTATTTAGCACAAGAAAGTATATTTGTAGAGCAACCAAATACTGAAGCTAATGGTGGAACTCTAAGTGAATCATCATCGATTGTACCATACATTTTAGAAGTACAAAAAGTTCCACATAGATTTTCTGCAAAAGTTAATTCTGATAATACAATAACTTTACAATTTGGTAGTGGAAATAATTCAGCCGGATACGAAGATGAAAAATTATTACCAAATACAAAAAATGTGGGATTAGGATTAGCTAATTCAGTTCAAAGATTGAATCAAGGAATAGACCCATCTAATTTTTTAAAAACAAATACATTTGGAGTAGTGCCTGTAAATACCACTCTAACTGTTAAGTATTTAGTTGGTGGTGGTATAGCATCAAATATAAACCAAGGTGATTTAACATCTATCCGTAGAATTGAATTTGAAGAAGATTTATTATCTTTTAATACAAATGATGAATTAAATTCATATAATGCCGCAAAAGGAACTGTTGCTGTTGAAAATTTAGAAGCAGCAGTCGGTGGTAGAGGGGCTGAATCAATAGAAGAAATCAGACAAAACGCATTAGCAATGTTTGGTTCTCAAAATAGAGCAGTAACTAGACAAGATTATGTAGTTAGAGCATTATCAATGCCGGAAAGATATGGTAGTGTTGCAAAAGTTTATGTAAGTCCAGATGGAGAAGTTGATAATAACTCACCGGCATCAATACTTGCAAACCCACAAAATATAGCAGAGTTTGTTGGTTTAGTTGAGGGGTTAAAAGATAAATCAAAGCAAGACATACAAAAAGAATTAGTTAAATATCTTACACAAAAGAAAACAAATATAGCAGAAGTAAATAATCCATTTGCTATAAATATGTACGTTTTAGGATACGATGTTAATAAGAAACTAACTCAAATAAACCAAGCCGTTAAGCAAAACCTAAAAACATACATAGGAGAATATAGAATGATTACCGATGCGGTAAACATTATAGATGGATTCATTGTAAACATAGGAGTTGATTTTGAAGTTGTAGTATATTCAAATTATAACAAAAGAGAGGTTGTAGCAAATTGTTTAACAGAAATTCAAAATTATTTTAACATAGATAATTGGACATTTAACAAACCAATAAACATTTCAGAAATAGAATTGATACTCGCAAATGTTGAAGGTGTAATGAGTGTACCATCTGTTAAGATATATAACTTATGTGGAGGAGATGGAAACTATTCTCCAAATAAATACAATATAGATGAAGCAACTAAAGGTAAGATAATTTATCCATCTTTAGACCCTTGCATCTTCGAAGTAAAATACCCTAACAAAGATATAAAAGGAAGAGCTTTATAATATGCATAAATTTTTCACATCATCATACGATGCCAGTATCTACCTACAACAACCTGAACAAAACGCAGGTAGAGATGAGATATTAGAGGTTGGTAAACTATATTATGGTTCTATAAAAGATATTGCAAGAACCTTAATAAAATTTGATGTTTCCAATATGGGAATACCAAGCGGTTCGACTGTGTATTTAAATTTAAAATCAGCACAAGCCGAAGAAATTCCATTGGAATATACAATATATGCCAACGCCGTTTCTCAAAGTTGGACAATGGGAACGGGTACTAAATTTGATAATATAACTTCAGATGGTGTTAGTTGGAAATATAGAAATGGAAGTAATAAATGGGTTTCATATGATACAACAGCGGGCGGAGCGGTTTATGTTACATCCGGAAACACAACAACAGGTTCAGCAAACGCTGAAGGTGGGGTGTGGTATTTAAGCGGCTCAGCATCTCAATCTTATAATTATGAAGAAGCTGATATAAGAATGGATGTTACAAACATTGTTAATATATGGTTAAGTGGCTCAGTATCAAATAATGGATTTATACTTCATCATAGCTTAGAGGCTGAAAACGATACATCCGATTATGGACTACTTAAATTCTTTTCAAAAGAAACTAATACAATTTATCAACCAAAATTAGAAGTAGTTTGGAATGATATATCATTTGTAACAGCTAGTTTAACACCAACAACAGGTTCAGCAGAAGAGGGGTATAAAGTAGTACTTACTAATTTAAAAAATGAGTATCCTGCTAATGAAACTATAAAAATTAGAGTTAAAGGTAGAGATATCTATCCACTAAAATCATTTAGTACAACTTTTGAATATGACCAAGTTAAATACTTACCGACTAGTTCATATTATCAATTAGAAGATTATAAAACAGGAGAAGTAATTTATCCATTTGGAGATTATACTAAAATAAGTTGTGATTCTACATCCAACTATTTTAATATGAGTTTAAATACATTACCAATTAATAGAACTTATAAATTAAAAATTAAAATAGTTGAAAGCGGTATATCTACAATTATCGATGATAAATTAATTTTTGAAATAGTATAAAATGACAGGATTAGAAGCGATAGCACAAAAATTAGAAGAAAAAAGACAATCGGATTTAGAATCTATTCTAACTATTTCCGGTTCTCAAGCTATTGCCAAAAATGAATATGGTGTTACAATAGTAAACGAAAAAAACATAGCATCATCTTTAATATTTAAAGAATTAAGTAAACCAAAGTATGATGAGGTTGAATTAGTAAAAGCTATTGATTTAAATATCAAAGAGCTTAAACCTGATATTCCAAAACCGAATTTGGATTTAATACCAAAATCATTATATGATGATGAAGTATTACAAAATGAAGATTTAAGAAAGCAGGTATCCGATTTAACATCTGAAGTTAGTAATTTAAACACAAGAATAACAGACTTAGAATCGCAAGTACAATCTGAAATAAACGAAAGACTAGCGATTGAACAATCTAATGATGCATTAGTTAATCAATTAAATACATTAACACAAACTGTTGATGATTTTGCTTTACAAATTCAAAATTCATTACAAAAATCAGTAGAAGAAGGTATTCTTAGAGCATCACTTCAATCACAAAATACGGGCTTTAAAGCTCAGATTCAGGCATTGATTAAACAAATTGATTCATTGAACTCTATTATTGAAGGTTTACAATCTCAATTGGGAGCAGTACAAAATCAACAAGCTATTATACAAGGTACACAAGCACAAGCACAAGCGGCTGGAGCAGATGTTATCAACGATATAGCAATTGTTAAATTACAACCTAAAGAAGATGCAAATGCACCTAATATATGGGCTAGATTTAGCGCAACGGGCGGTAATCAATGGAAAAATGGTAAATCAATATCCATAACAAATAACGATAAACAACCAATAACTGTAACGTTAACAGCTAATAATCCTGAAAAAAGAGAATTCTATAAAATTCCACAAAAGAGCTTTACGGTTGCGGCAGGCGAAAGTAAAGATATGGAATTTACTTTAAATTTTGATGCTGTTGGAGATTTAGATTCTCGTAAAAAAGGAGGGTGGTTCAATGGTAAATCCCACTCAAAAGAATATAAAGGTGGAACTTTAAAAGTATCTATAACTCGTTCAGATGGTACTGCTAAAGATAAAACATATGAAACAGGTTTTGGTAAATATCATCCGAGTTCGTTTTAATATATAAACCATGAGTATTAAAAAATATACAAACTTTGAATTAATTGATGCTAATACATCAAATAAGGGGGAGTTTTTGCAAGAAAACGACAGATTTATAATCAATCAAAATCAAATAGAGGATACCGATTTTGGAGATTGTAAGTATGATGTTATGGAGGTGTCGGTTTATGATATCAATACAAATTTATTGCCAAATAAAAATGGAAAAAATGTTGCCTATATAAAAACGGGTGATATTAAAAACTATCTTTATAATTTAAAAAATAATGCAGGACAAAAAGAATTAGCTATTGATATTGAAAAATTATTAAACGATTTAGGATTTACAAATGGTATCCTTAAAGTAAACATAAATTTTGTTAGAAATAAAATTGGTTCTGAAAACGAATTAACCAAAGTATGGATTCAGGAAATAGCACCATCTAGAGAAGAAATTAGAATACTACCATTATCTACTACCGATATAAATGTAAATGAAAAAACAAAAAAAGAATTTATAAACGTAAATAATTTAAGTAAAGATTTTAAATATTATAAAAAAAATATATTAGATTCATTGGATTCATTAGAATCCACTTATTTAGATTCAATTGGTAATTTAATGATTAATAGATTTGGTAAAGATTTTGAATCTATTTTGCGTAAAGATTTTGGATTATCCAATTTTAATGGATTTAAAAAAAGAATATTTTCCGATTTTAAAACAAGTATAATTTACTGGCTAAATAATAGAGAATACGATATATCTCAATCTAATTTTGGACAAAAATCATTTATAAGATTTGAAGATTGTGAACAATATGATTTTCAAATGTTAATTAATGAAATTCAAAGCATATTAAGAAAAACTATTGAATATCATACTAAAACATTAAAAAGAAGAGATATTGCTATTAAAGTACTTCCAAAAGAATTTGAAATTACCGAACTTAAAAAAGAAATTAAAGATTTAGTTGGTGATATACAAATTGCCGAAAATAAAGTAAGAAATGTTTATAACCCGGAAAAAGTAGAATTGAATATTAAAGGTACTAGAACATTCGAAATAAAAACAGAGCAACCAATAAAAATAGAACCAGAACCTAAACCAATTCTTCCAATATTTGATTTACCTCCAAACCCACCGGTTAAGGAAGAGCCAATTAAAATAGAACCTATAAAGGAAGAACCGATTAAGATAATAAAGCCAGACCCTATTATTAAAATAGAACCTGTAAAAGAAATAATTCCAACTCCATCTGAAGGTGGCGGGGGTGGTGGTCCTCGTGGCGGAGGCGGTGGCGGTGGATACTATTCTGGTGGTAGAGATTTTGGAACTGGCGGAGGTAGAGAAAATGTATATGTAGATGATGTTAGACAAAGAGAAAATATACAATAGGATATTTATAATAAAGAATAAAGAGTGGTAAAAGCATTAGAAAATATATTTGGAGGAGAACCAACTCTAAACTCATACGAAGGTACTGGTCAATACTCTGCTTTCATTGATGGTGTAGGCGGCGGAGGAGGTGGTGGTGGATATGTACCACCCGTAGAACCAAACCCACTATTTATTCCACCATCATATTCAAATGAAATAATAGGTAAATCTATTAAAGTAAATTTGATTTCAAATTCAGGCGAAGTAGAATTTTTAGAAAATGGAGCATCGAAGGGATATGGTGTAAGTACCATCATCAATTACTCACCATCATCTACATTTAATGGCCCTAAAAAATATGAAGTAGTTAAAAACGGACAAAAAGCTACTAAATATTATGAAGTTTCTATTAAGAAAAGTTATCAAACCGATAATCAATCTAATCCTATACAAGAAACTGAAATCACACCACTAACACCGAAAAGACGTGGATTTTTTGGCAGATTAAGAGATGGATTGGATGTTAGAGTAACAAATGAATCATTCGGTATCCGTAACCTATTTAAAGGTTCTAAAAAATTTAAAGTTAAAAGACCATTAAACGTAAAGCCGGTTGTCAACGCAATAGAATATAACTATTCCGAAACACTTTCTGTGCAAGAGTTTGATTTACAATCAGATGGTACATATGTAGCAAATGATATAAAAACATTCGATTTAGGTTCTGTAACTTTAAATTTTGAATTAAAATCAGTTAAAGCATCCGATGATATTATTAATACGATTACAACCGTAGAATACGAAGTAGCATTTTCATCTAACTTCAAACAAGAGTTAGGAAATAATGTAGTATTGAATTATACAATATTTCAAAACGATGGTACAATATCGGATAGTGGAAAAGTATCTCTTTCCGATAGTAATATTATCAGACAACTAAATTCAGATGCCTTAAAAGGAAGAGTAGATTTTAGAATAGAATATGTAGATAAACCATCCGAATATATTTTAACTAATATATACCAAACTACAAACACTTCTAAATTAGAAACTGCATATAAAACTGAGTTTGATTTTAGTAAGTGGAATACACAAAATTCATCATTTAGCTTACCAGCCGAACAACTTAAATCAGGTATATCGGTGGTTGTTATGTTTGAAAAAGAAATAAAAGCAGATAGGCCTATTATTTCTTTAGATACCACTCAATATGGAGTGTACGTTAAAGATTCTGATTTAGAAAAAGAAGTACAAATTCCATTCAAAACATCGAATACTGATAACGTAAGAGTGTATATTGATGGTAGAGCAGATACTATGTTAGTTCCTGCTATCGATGGAGTTGTTAAATTATATTTCCAAAAAGATTTTTCTGAAGTATATGGTACTAAAAAAATAGTTTTAGTAGCAGAGAGTAAACAATATGGAACTGGTGATTCGGTAACGGCTTTAGTTACATTTACGGCTGTAAACGATTTTCCATCAATTACACAAATAACATATACCGATTCGATTGATATACCATCTTTTTCAGATTTTAGTATAGATTTAAAATATGAATATGCATCATTTGCTTGTTCTACAATAGATGTGGATTTAAAAGCAAAAGATGGTAGTAGAATTACTTTATTTAAAAATTTAACACCAAATGGAAACATTTCTTTAAATTTAAAAGATTTAAGAGATAAGTTTTCTAACTGGGCAGGAAGTGATAATGTTACATTAATATTTAAACCATTTAATAGAAGCGGTGCTGAAGAGTTGGTTGGTAATGAATATGAAGTAAAAACATTTTTATCAATACCAACAATACAATTAGATGAGAATATCTTTTCATCTGCTATTTTTGATGCATTTTCTAATATATTAAAAGTAATTGAACCTGATAAAGAAAGTAAGTATCTAACACATCTTGCTAACTTTGATAATAATGAACAAATATTAATTTCTACTTGGGAAAATGATAATTGGACTTTATCCGATAAAACAACGGATAATTTAGGAAATATTCAATTAGGTAGTAATGTAGTTGATTCTATTATATTAAAATTATATTCACCACTACCAGCTAACGTTTCAACAAATTCAACTTTTTGGATTACTAAGTTAATGGCAAACCCATTAATTGAAACCATTGTATTAAGTGAACAATCTGAAATTAGTTGCCCACCAATAAAAGGACCTAATTTCAGTTTAGATATTGATTATGTAAAAGGGCAATCTACTAATTTTGAATCATTAGATAATTTAATATTGAGTGGTTCAACATCATCTACACAATTAGTTACAACCTATTTAAGTTCATCTTTAATCAATATGGATGAGTTAAATATTGATTATGTAAGTGGTTCAACTTATTTGTGGGAAAATTTTACACATTTCAGTTCAGCAAAAGAACGAGTAGATAATTTTGTATATAAAGTACAATTAATAGAAGCATATGAAAATAGTATAAGTGGTTCAAACGCATCGCCATCAGCATCTTTATTAAGCGAAATACAAGAAAGAGAAAGACAATTAATAAAGAAAAACGAATTGTTATCTGGATTTGATGGATTTGAAAATTTCTTATATACATCATCATCTTTATATACAACAAATGGTAGTAACTCGATAACTTGGCCATATAACGCTGGTCAAAGAATATTATCTACAAACTCAACTGTTGTAAATTGGTATTCAAATTTAATAACTTTAGCAGAAGATTTTGATATTGAAAATCCTAATTGGGTTCAAAATAATATACCACAATTTATTGTAACAAATACTGAAAATGAAAGTTTACTATTGTTTTTATCAATGATTGGACATCATTTTGATAATATATACTTTCATACAAAAGCAATAGAGAAGAGTAGAGGATTGGGGTACAATAGAAAGGATATATCGGATAAATTATTATTTGATATTTTAAAATCCTTTAATTGGGATGCTAAAAATTTATCTGCTGATACAAAATTATGGGAATATACATTTGGTAAAGATTCAGAGGGTAATATAAAAAATACCAAAACAGGCAAAGCTAGAACATACGAAGTTTGGAGAAGAATAGCAAATAATTTACCTTATTTATTAAAACACAAAGGAACTCGTAGAGGAATTTATGCATTACTATCTTGCTATGGTATTCCTTCATCAAACCTTTCAATTTTAGAATTTGGTGGTCCAGAAGTAACCAACACAACTAAGAGTAAATTAGTATATGATAATGTTACCACTGCTCTTAAATTTAATAATGGAGCAGCAATAGAATTTGAATGGAAAAACACAAATAAAAACAGAAAGCCAAATACTATTGAATTATTTGTAAAACCTTCTCAAAACACAAATTATACTGTAATTAGTGGTAGCGGATGGAATGTTGGATTACAAGCATCTACAACATCATCATATGGAAATGTTGTATTTAACTATAATACTACAAATGCAATATCATCATCATTATTACCAATATACAATGGTAAATTCTTTGGTATTTCAGTAAGTAGTGGTTCTGATGGATTAAAATTAGATGTAAGACAATCTGAAAAGGAAAGAACTATATTTGCAGAATCTATTTCATCTTCAGCAGCAACTGATTGGAATAATGGTTCTAAAATTAAATTAGGTGGTTCTTATGTAGGAAGCGTTGATGAGTTTCGTTTGTGGTCTGAAGTATTAAATACTGATAGATTTTACGAACACGTTTCATTCCCAGAAATGATTAATGGTAATCATATTTCATCTTCAACCGATGATTTATATTTCCGTTTAGATTTTGAATATCCTAAAAATTTATCAGTATCATCATCTTTAATTAATGTTGATACTAACATATATTACAGTTCTTCTGTAACTAGAAATAAATTAGAAGATGGCTTAGTAGGAATTACGGGAAGTGTAACAATATTATCAGAAAATGTATCGGCATCGTTTTCAGCATCTGCTAGCGGATTTACACCTATAACAACATATCCATATCAATTTGAAGCAATAGATAGAAGTGTTGTATTGGAGGTTCCTGATATGGGAATATCTCGTTATTCTACAAATAAAGTTAGATTTGAATCGCAAGAATTAGTATCAGATTTATCTTCAAAAAGTAGAGCAACTAAAAAAGCATACGACCAATCTCCAACCGATTCAAACAGAGTTGGTTTATTCTTCTCTCCTACAAAAGAGTTGAACATTGATATCGCTAAATCATTTGGTGGAATTAATTTGGATAATTATATAGGAGACCCATCAGATGATTACAAATCAAACTACTCTCAATTAGATAATTTAAGAAATTATTACTTTAAAAGATTTGATGGTAGAGATATTTATTCATACATAAACTTAATCAAACTATATGAGAAATCAATGTTTGAAGATATTAAGAATATGTTGCCGGCTAGAGTTAAAGCTACTACTGGTTTATTAATAGAACCACACATCTTAGAAAGAAGTAAAATTGCTCAAAAGAAACCAACGGGCGATGAATATCAACAAGATGTAAACATAAAATATTCAGATACAACATTATTAAATGCTAGTAGTAATCAATACGATGTTGTTGTTGACGCAAATTTAACAGATAATCTAATAGGTGAAAATTCTCAATATTATGCTACAATTTATACAGCATCTTTAGAAAATACGATAGCTGAAAGTTATCAAAAGGAAGCGGAATATAACTATTATAACGATACAAATTTTATATCAGAGTATTATCAAAAAGAAGTTGTAATAGATGCTGATTTAGGAAACGCTAGTATATTATCTGAAATAGATATAAACAATACAAATACAATAGTTGGACAAACTGAATTAGAAACTATTGGATTTGGTATTTATGCACAAAGTGGTTCAGCAATCAGAACATATTTTGATGTTGATGGTAGACGAGTTAAAGAAAGAGTTAGAGTACAATTAGTTACCGAACAAAAAGAAAGAGTTGTAACTAAATTTGCTATAACCGCTTCGGCAAATGGATTGGGTGACCCTCGTGGTGGATACGTTTCAGATATACAAACTTATACTGAAACCAAATTAAATATTCAACCATTTAGTGGCTCATTTGTTCCTACTGTTGGTGGTAATATAATAAGTGTTAAAAATGTGAGCGGATACTTACCAACGCATTATAGAAATACAAACGATTTAACGAGAGGATTACAAAATTCTTTCTATAAAGGTTCAAAAAATACTGCAGCAACTACATTAGATGGAACATCCCCAATAGAAACATTTACATCTAATCCTAATACATTAAGAGTTAATAAGGCAGGTAGAGATGCAAGTGAACCAATATTGGAAGTAGAATAACGGAATTTTAAAATATTTATATTTATAAACAAAGATAATTAAAAAACTATGGGATATTTAAGTAATACTGAATTGACAGTTGATGCAATTCTTACTAAAAAAGGTAGAGAAAAATTAGCAGCTGGACAAGGATTAAACATCACTCAATTTGCTTTAGCAGATGATGAGATTGATTACACACTTTATGAACCAGCACATCCACTTGGAAGCGCTTACTACGATGCGGCAATTAGAAATATGCCTGTATTGGAAGCAAACCCAGATGAGACTCAAGTAATGAAGTATAAGTTAGTAACTCTTCCTAAGAATACAACTCGTATTCCGGTGGTTGAATTTGGTGTTCCTAACATTTCAGTAAACCAAAGAAGTGGTGAAGTATCACTTTCTCCAACAACATCTCCAGCAGGAAATAGAAGAATGGGCTATACTATTATATTAGCTAACAAAAATGCAGGTGATATTGTAGGTGAAGGAGTAACTGCTGATGTAGGCTCAGTACCTGTATTTATTGGTGATGATGTATCAGCAACCGCAGCAGTATCGAAAGGTTTAACTTTCAAATTTATTCCAAACCCATCATTAACTTCGACTATCAGAACAACTATAACTGTTTATGGTAACGAAACGGGTGGTTCACAAACAATTCCAGTAACCGTAACATACGTTCAATAATATAAACTATGGCATTAATTAGAGATAATAGAGGACAGCTTTTAGCAAGTAACTTATCCCAGTACTTAGCAGGCGCAGCAAATACCGCAGGAACTCCTGTTGATACCAATGAATTGGTTAGAATTGTAAACCAATTTTTAGGAGAAGGTGAGCAGATTAGTTCCGATTTAACAACAGTAACAAATGGTATTTATAAAAAATTTGGTGCTATCGATAAAGTAACTAATAGAACCGAAATCGTAACTTCAGGAATTTGGAGTGGTGATACGGGTTCATTAACTACTTTTTATACATCATCTTTACAACACAATAGTTCTACTGGTAAATATTATTTAGATGTTTACAACGCAGTAACATCATCCGACACCGCAGAGGTTCAGTTTTCAATTGCATATGGCGATGTAAACGGATATGGTGCACCTACGTTAACACAAGATGATTCATCTACATTATCTACTAAAGCTGTATATAATCAATTTAAAAATATATTATTAGAATCATCCGATGCATACTTTAGTGTGTATAGTGGTTCTACCGCTGCGGCACATGATTTGACATCATTCTACGCAATCAACGTAAATAGAGCAAGATACAAAGAAAGATTAGACCCAGGTAACGTTTCAATCAACCTTTCTGGTTCGGTTGGATTAGTAACTCTTATTGATGATAGTGGTGGAACTGATGAAAATGTAACAACCGCAGGTAGAGTTTATAACTTAGTTAGTGGTTCATTGAATATTGGTTCTGCATTAACTGCATCAATCAATACTTATACTGCATCAAACGGACAAGGATTTGGATTATTCTACCCTGATATGGGTATCATCTTATTGAATCCAAACGCATTATCAGCATCAGTAGGTGGTAATTTAATGGCAGCAGCTGGTTCAACAACAAATCAGTATCACCAATCGGGTTCAGTATCAGGTTCATTAAAATTATTTGATGCATTGAAAAAGGGCGCCGACTTCCAAGCTCGTAGAACTGAAAACGTTTCTACTTCACATTATTTTGTGAGAGCAAACAATAGAGAATTTAACTTTTCAAATAACCCAACATTCGTAAGTGGTTCGGTTGGAGCATTCGCAAATTCATCTTTCGAAAGAGACCCTAAAGTATATATTACTTCAGTAGGTCTTTATGATGATGCAAATGAATTATTAGCAGTTGCAAAAACTTCTCAACCGATTGCAAAATCATTTGATAAGGAAATCGCTATTAAAGTTAAATTAGATTTCTAATCAGAGAGTAACTTATATCGAACTATTTAACCCAACCATAAAAAGTTGGGTTTTTAGTTTATAAGATATTTATAGATGATATGTTAAAAAGGATACCAAAATCAGATATTAATATTCGCCCATTTAAGGCGTATAAGGAGTGGAGTTTTAATGATACTTCTACCGATATATCATTATATGAGGCTAATATAAGCTCTAGTGAATTATCAAATGGAATTCCAAAAAATTCAATATATGGACAATTAAGAGCTCAATTTTATAATGGAAATGAAGATAATCCATTTTTAAGATATGGTTCTAAATCTAATGAATATAATATACAAGCATCTACCAGAGATAGATTTTTAAGTGGTAGTGCAAAAGTAATATCTATTCCACAAATATATGTTGGAGAGGGTATAAAAAAAGGTTCTATTTTATTAACTGATAAAAATGGAAACGATACATCTTTTATAGATGATGGATACGGAAATTTAATAGGTGCAGATGGTGATAGTGTTATTGTTGGTAAAATTGATTCAAATAATAATAGTTGGGATTTTGAAGATGTAGCTACTAATCCATATTCCGGTTCTTTTCAAATAATTGGTATTGATGTTACTTTAAATGAATTAAATTTAGTTTATAATGGTGTTAGTTATGATTTAAAGATAGTTAGTTTCAATGCGAACACTGGAGTAATGATTGTTGAAAATATTCCATTCTTAGAAGGAGCGGCTGGTAGTGATAGAATTGGTAATGTGTTCTATGCAAATGGATTATTAGTTTTAACTAGAGAAGCTGATTCTTTATTAAATGCGGATTGGGAATTATCATATAAATCTACTAAAACAATTTACGAACACGAATATTTACTAATTGTGAATGAAGATGAATTCAATGTATCACAAAACCCATCAGCAATAGTTGAGGTTGGTAGAGTAGATGAATACATAACAGGTTCAGATGGTAAGATATATAAAACAACAACAAAACCTGGTGTAAAATATATTCGTAAAAAATCTATTTTAGAAAATGGAAATACTTTGGATTATCGTTATACATCATCCGTAAGTTCTTCTACCCATTTTGCCGGATTTGAACATTACGATTTAAGTGGTTCTATGGATTCAACAGGCTCTTTCTTAGCACCATTTATCACAACAATTGGTTTATATGATGATAATTGTGATTTAGTGGCGGTAGCAAAATTACCACAACCAATTAAATCTGAATCAGAAATGCCTGTAAACTTTATTATTCGTTTTGATACTTAATTTATATTTATATTAAACAATAAACATTATGTCAAAGATTTTAGATTTATACGATGGGCAAAAAGCAGCATTGGGAGTTGATAAAATTTCATTTGAAGCTGGAGTAAATGCAAAAACGCCATACACTACAAACGATTTGAAAAAAGCAGATGAGCAAGTTTTAACTGCAGCTAAATTCAAAACAGGTAGAGGTGGTGAAATTTCTGCAACTAAGTACTCCGATATGAAGAAAAAATAAATTTAATGGCCAAAAAAGTTACAAAAAAGAAAGTAAACTCTAAATGGGTTGCTAGAAAATATGGATTTAAATCCGGTCTTGAAGAAAATATTTCACAACAAATTGAAGGTAAAGGGATTGTTGTACAATATGAGTCTGAAAAGATTCCTTACATTGTACCTGCTTCTCAACATACTTACAATCCTGATTTTCGTTTACCTAATGGAATCATAGTAGAAACAAAAGGTAGATTTGTTGCAGCAGACCGTAGAAAGCATCAATTAGTAAAACAGCAGCATCCAAATTTGGATATTCGCTTTGTATTTTCAAACTCAAAAAACAAAATCAGTAAGAATTCTAAGACCACATATGGTATGTGGTGTGAAAAGAATGGTTACAAATACGCAGATAAGGAAATACCAGAAGAGTGGTTTTTAGAACCATAAAAATTTGGTAATTTCAAATATTTGTTGTATATTTGGTTTGTGTTAAGTAGCAATGATAAAAATAAGGTAATTACTGCCCTTACTAATGTATTGGGTAGCGGTGTATCCCTAAAAGGGAACGAATTAGCATTTTACTGCCCATTTTGTAATCACCATAAACCAAAACTACAAGTTAATACCGAAACCCAAAAGTGGCATTGTTGGACTTGTAATAGTGGTGGTAAAAAATTGACATCCCTACTTCGTAAATTAGATGTAGATAGAAAAACAATATCTTTAATTAGAGAGATATATGGGGATAGTAATTGGACTCCACAACAAGAAGATGCCGAAACAAAGGTATTCATTTCACTTCCAAAAGAATTTATTAGTTTAGCAGAAGAACCAAAAGGATTTAATCCTGAATATAAACATGCGATACATTACCTTACACAAAGAGGTATTGGTATAAAAGATATTATTAAGCATAATATTGGATATTGTAAAGAAGGATTATATGCTCGTAGAGTGATAATTCCATCATACAATTCTGATGGTTCACTTAATTATTTTGTTTCTCGTTCTTATTATTCGGAAGAGAAGATGAAATACAAAAACCCACCAATCAGTAAGAATATAATTTGTTTTGAATCACAGGTAAATTGGAATGAACCAATTATACTTTGTGAGGGGGTATTTGATGCTATAACAATTAAAAGAAATGCAATTCCACTTTTAGGTAAGTTTCCTTCCAAGCAATTGGTTGAAAAAATCTTTATGAGTGGAGTAAACAATATCATTATTTCATTAGATAACGATGCAATCAACGAAGCTCTTAAAGCAGCTGATTATTTCAGAAAAAATGGAATCAATGTAAAGATGATGTATCTAAAAGATAAAGATGCATCTGATATGGGCTATGAAAAATTTTATGAAGAATTA